GTGGTTACCAAGCTGAATGGCGTCACCGCTTCTAAGACACCCTCTTCTTGCAGGTGGGCTTGCAGTCCCGTCCTCATACTAGCTTCGATTTCCCGATCGGAGCTTAGGTGGAGGTCGAAGCTCGCATATTCCTCTTCAAGCCAGGCTGACTGAATAGGTGCGATCTCACGTATCAACGACCCCGCGTTGAGAGAATCCGACGCATACGACAATAGGCGAATAACCGCTCGCTCCATCGAGTCGTGGATTCCTGACGGTTTCTCCGGGAAACACATTCGCACAACCATCTCGCGACGCGGACGATAAGCGAATCCGAAACCCCAATAATGACCGAGGAAATGCGGGTCACGTCGACCAGCAAAGGAGACTTGCGTCTTCTCAGCATTCAACGTTAGACCCAACTCCGACATAGCGTTAACCAGACGCTCCATCGGTACCCTCTCAGACTGACCCACAATGGAGTCATCGCCTAAGACCAAAAGGCGGTCCTCTTGAACAGCCAAACCCTTTACCCTGATCCAAGCATATGTTACCGCCATGAAATTGACGATGCTATCGATCATTTGGGTGAAGTAGCTACCACTCGGAACACCATGGTGTTTAACCCAAACACTAGTGTCTGGCATCATGATGGGAGTGTTCACGAAGTAGTCAGTGATCCTACCCCATGCTACCTCGTCCTCACGACTGTTGAACGAGAAGTGCGTTCGAAGAACGCTGAACGCAAAACTCAGATGTTCAGCAGCAATGGAACTGTCAAACCCTGAAAAATCCAGAGAGTAACGCACACCACTATTACGGATCCTCTGTAATCTGGCATTAACGGCAGTCTTCTTAAGGCCGAATACCATAGGAGTTTTCCGATTCAAGAAGTGTGCGATCAGTCTCGGAGCGTACTTAGCCTCCAGGAGGAACATTGATTGAGGGTAACCCCAGACCAACCTAGTCTTAGGACCTTCAGTTCCATGCTGGATACGGTGATAAGCAACGCATGGTGGAGGAGCCATGTCACCACCAAGGATACGGAAAGCACGAGCCAAGTCGTTGTCGAAGGCCTCACCCTTCTTCTTCAACTCGGGGAGTCCCGAACTTTTCTCCATCTTCGTCACCTGCGACAAGTCCCTACCCAAAGGAACAGGATGGAGCTCTCCGTTTCCACCGAAAGCGCGAAAAGTAATTGCTCTGGCCTGGCGAAGGGCCTCGCGGTCAAGTCCTGACAGATCGGGGGACTTGCCATACTTTAGCAGTTGACCAACCAGTTTCGCCGGTTCGTAAACGCTTTTGTTATCGCGCTCAGGATTGAGGTCGTATCCCTTCTTTACGAAGTGGTTGAAGATACGCCACTCACACAGGATCGGGGTTCGCCTGTTGAGATACTGCATTGTTGACACTGTATGCTGAGTTTTCTTCAACATATACGTCCCACGCAAGGTGAGATCAGTGTCACGTAGCTGCGAGTCGTCATACTCCTCGTCTACGTCTACCCAGAGAGGTCGTCTCATCTCCAGTCTCCTAGTTCGGTCCTCGCCATTTCTTTAATCATCGTAGGGAGGTTGGTTACGATGCGCGAAGCGACGACGAGTGTAACATCAAGGATGGGGTTCTTACACTCGAAGGAAATTGCATCTCCAGCCGA